TTAGACAAGATATTAAATGTTGCAGAAAATGCGGTGATTGAACGAGAGAAACCACCAAAGATTGAACCTCGTAAAAGTGATGATGAATTAGACACAGACTATCAATATGCAAGAGAAAATTATTACAATGTGATTGAACGTGGGCATGATGCTCTTGATGAATTACTCATGGAAGCAAAAGAAAATGGTAATGCAAGAATGTATGAAGTTGTTGGTCAACTCATTAAAGTTATTGGGGAACAAAATAATAATCTATTGAATCTTCATCAACAAGTCAAAGACATTACAAAAGAAGTCAAAAATGTTCCTGAGAAAGTTACAAATGCATTGTTTGTTGGTAGCACGGCAGAATTGCAAAAACTTCTGAAGGGAAAGAAGGATGAGTAGTTCAGGAGAGCCGGCCTGGAAAAAATATTTTGAGGGTTCTGATGTTAAGACTACTGTAAAAAAGTCAGGCAATCTTCTTAACGCAAAAACATATAGTTCTCTTGTTTCTTTATCAGAAGGAGATGAAATTGAAGTTCTCAAACAAGACACATATAATACTTATAGAAGAGGAACTTCACCTCATGTCAGAGTTATATATGATACCAAAATAGGTTTGTTTCCATTCGCAAGTGTAGCAAAGCCATTAACGAGTAAGCCTGGTAAAGAAACAGTTCCTAGATTAAATATATTAGCAGAAGATTTTATAGGTGAGGGTAAAGACGATAAAGTAAATCTGTCTACAGGATTAGAACCAGTTAAAGTAATATCTACTATAAAACAAATCAAAGACGGTGTATTAGATGGACTTTCTATAAAAGGTAAAAAATATCCTGTTGTAAAAGAACAAATGGAAAAATTTTTTGCATCAGGTAATTATACAGAAATAGATTTCACAGATGTATCTGATACTCATAAAAATGAACTTGGTACTTATTTTGGAGAAATTTTAATAGGATTATTAGCAATATCAGGGCAAACATCAGTGTGTCACCCTAATATTTTTCTTGGTAAAAGAGTTCAAGATATTTTAGTTCCTACAGATAATGCTTTCAAGGGCGTTGATAGTTTTGTGAGATTAACTGATGGTGAATTAATACCTATTTCAAGCAAATATGGAGTAGGTGCTAAGGCTGCTTTTTTCGGTAATCTTTTACCTGCTGGTATGAAAAATTATGCTGATATAAGAGTGGGTAATTCAGTATTTTCACAACTTGCTAAAACGGCAAAGTCTATTAATATAAGTGCAAAAACACTTGAAGGAAAAAGAGGAGCAAAAGAAGTATTGTATGAATATGGTATTAGAAAAATTCTAGGAATAAACAAACAAAACATACCAAGAACATACGATATTTTCAATAAAATGAGAACAGGTGTGTCAAATAGTCAAACAGAACTTGTAGAAGAAGCAATACGTGATTATACTGATAAAATTGAGGGTGGAGCAAACATTATGGATAAAATTATAGAAAACTTGCCTAAGTCTACATCATCATTTTTTAGCAGAGCAATATCAAAAAAATTAAACTCAGATACAAAATCTCAAACACAAATGAAAGAAATACTTGCAGGTAAAAATTTTTATCAAGCAAACTTAGATGATGCAAAATGGAGAAACGGAATAGTTCATTTTAGATTGGTAAATACAGGTTCAATTGAGTTAAAGATCATAGGATCAAAAGCATCAATTGGAAATATAAATGCCGACCAAGGCACAATCAATTACGAAATAAAGTACCCATAATATGGCAGGAGAAATATATTTAGGTAATCCTCTACTCAAAGCCGCCAATGTGGCAATGGAGTATGACGAGGAAACACTACAACAATATCTTAAATGCAAAGACGATCCAACTTACTTTTGTAATGAGTTTGTCAAAATTGTTCATGTTGATCATGGTCTTATGAATTTTGACATGTACGATTATCAAGAAGACATGATTGAAAAGTTTCATAATAATCGTTTTGTGATTTGTAAAATGCCGAGACAGACTGGCAAGACTACAACAATCATAAGTTATCTTCTTCATTACGCTATTTTCAACGAGCAAGTTAATATTGCTATTCTTGCAAACAAAGGATCTACTGCTCGTGATATTTTGCAGAGATTACAAACTGCTTATGAAAATTTACCTAAGTGGTTGCAACAAGGTGTGCTTGTATGGAATAAAGGCAGTATAGAATTAGAAAATGGTAGTAAGATAATTGCCGCCTCAACATCTTCTTCTGCCGTTCGTGGAAGTTCTTTTAACATTATTTTTCTTGATGAGTTTGCTCATATTGATCCACCGTCTCTTGCTGATCAATTCTTCACATCTGTATATCCTACAATCTCTTCTGGTAAAACTACGAAAGTGTTTATCGTATCTACTCCAAAAGGATTGAATATGTTCTATAAAATGTGGACTGATGCGGAAGAAGGACGTAGTGATTACATACCAATTGACATTCATTGGTCTCAGGTTCCTGGTAAAGATGAAACATGGAAAGAAGAGACAATACGTAACACGAGTGAAGTACAATTTGCACAAGAATATGGTTGTGAATTTATTGGTTCCCAGCATACACTAATTTCCGCAACTAAATTAAGAATGCTTGCATACAAAGCACCTGTACAAAAACGAGACAGTCTTGACATCTATGAGGACGTAGATCCTTCACATTCATATGTCTGTATTATTGACGTTGCACGAGGTAGAGGACTTGATTATTCTGCCGTATCTGTCATAGACACTACACGATATCCAAATATACAAGTTGCAAAATATAGAGACCCTAATGTATCACCAATGGTGCTTCCTACAATCGTACAGAATATTGCAAGATATTATAATAATGCATTTGTTCTTGTCGAAACAAATGATATAGGAGGTCAGGTAGGAGACATACTTCATTATGATTTAGAGTATGAAAATATTTTTCATGCTACAATCAATGGACGTGCAGGGCAAACACTTGGTGGAGGTTTTGGAGGTGGCACACAGATCGGTGTAAGAACTACAAAAGAAGTCAAACGTAAAGGTTGCTCTAATCTAAAAGATCTTATTGAGAGTGACAAACTTATAATACATGACTTAGATACTATAAGTGAATTGACAACATTTGTTGCACATGGTCAATCATATCAAGCAGAAGAAGGATGTCATGATGATCTTGTGATGACACTTGTATTGTTTGGATGGATGATAGAACAACGATACTATAAAGAAGTCACTGATATGGATCTAAGAGAAAAACTTGAGGCAGAGCAGTTAGCACAATTAGAAGAAAGTGTTATGCCATTCGGTTTCATCGATGGAAATTTTGAAGAGCCACAATATGAAAAGATGGGAGACGAGAATTGGATAATTGATAAACGATTTTCTATAGATTATCTTCATTAATTCTATGAACTTTAGTCGCATCTTTAATCTCCGTTATTAATTTTTCTATTTGGTCGCACAAGTCAGGTCTTAACTTACAAAGTTTCTCAAGGTATCTTATAGATTCCTTGAAAATCATTTCTTGATTTATTCTTAAAACATAAAACTTTCCTCTGGTCTCACTTTTAGTTGTGAGATAGAGGTGTTCGGGATTAACACAATATGTGTTATTACATTGTTGATGTACAATCTTGTCACCTATTTCACCATTATATGCAAGATAAGCAAAACGGTGTGCAGGTATTGATTTACCCTCATATGAAAACATACCATAACCTTGTTTTGTTTTACTTGCAGTCCAAAACCAACAGTCTCCAGTCTTAATAATTTTTTTCTCAAATCTCTCAATCGCCTTATTCATGATTATATTTATATTATACTAAATAAAAATCGTTCTAAAAAACTCAAAAAAATAAATAGTAGTACGAGAATTACACCAATAACAGGAGAAAAACATGGCATTTCAAGTAAGCCCAGGTGTATCAACGGCAGAAATAGATTTAACAACCAGAGTACCTATTCCTTCTCTTTCGCAAGGTGCGATGAGCATAATTTCGAAATGGGGGCCAATACACGAAATTGTTACTGTTTCTTCTGAAGATGAACTGGTAGAAAATTTTGGTAAGCCAAACGGAGACAACTATCAAAACTGGCTTAATGGTGCAAACTTTTTAACATATGCAAATACATTAAGAGTTGTACGTTCCGCTAATACATTAGAAGCAAACAATGCAGTATCTAACGGCAATGCAGTTCTTGTTAGAAATGATGTAGAATATCAAAACACTGCATCTTTATCTGATTCAGGAACAGGAGGTAGAACATGGATTGCAAAATACGCTGGTGATTTAGGCAACTCCTTTAAAACATCTATATGTATGGCTACAAGAGCAAATACACAAGTTCAAGATAATATTGTTTCACTTGCAGGTAACACAGATATTGCTCTAACTGGTACTTTTACAGTTGCAGAAGATGGAACCGTTGTTGCAACAACTGCATCTGCTGGAAGAGTTGATGGTGAGTTAGAAGTAGGAGATGTTATTCTTAATCAAACTACAGATGAGTATGCCATAGTAACCGCAGTTGCAAATAGTTCTCAATTCACTGCTTCTCAAAATGATGCTAGTTCAATGACAACAGGATTTACTATCTCTATTACAAGATTGAAAAGATCTGCATTTTCTGAACCTTCAAGAAATATGATGGGTGTTGTCGATGGTGCCGCAGGTGGAAATACATTATCAGGAACTAACACTCGCTTTCAATTACAATTGCATGTAGGCGATATTCTTACTATTAACGATGGCACAGGTGATATCAAAAGAAAAGTAACTGGTATTACAAGCGATACTGAATGTACGGTGGATGACACATTTACTTTATCCTTTGCTAATAAAACTTATACAAGAGAATGGGAATTTAAAGGTGATTTTGATAAAGAACCTTTGACAAGTGATTATGCATATAAAACCAGTGGGTCTAAAGAAGTAAATGATGAGATACATATTGTATTGGTTGATGAGGATGGTGATTGGACAGGAACTAAAGATGTGAGAGGATCAAATAAACTTATTTCAAAATCTGTATTAGAAACTTTTCCTGCCATGTCAGTTGCAAATGGTGCTATTTCATCTACAGGAGAAAGCATTTATTATAAAGATTATGTAAATGATCACTCTAATTATATTAGATGGGGAAATCACGCAGGAGAAGGTGATGCAGTAACAAGAACCGCCGAAGGTGGTGACAATACAATTTGTTTAAATTGGGGTGATACTTTAGGATCATCTAATACCACTGCAAATAATTCATTTAGAGGAACCTTTGGGGCTGCGACACAAGCGAATGGTATGATTACCGAGAGTTTTTCTGGGGGTAATAACGGAATGTCTGTATCCGATGCTGATTATATTATGGGATGGAAAGAACTATCCGATCCAAATAAAGTTGATATTTCATTTTTATTATCTGGGGAAGCAACTAATACATTAGCGACATTTCTCATTCAAGAAGTTGCTGAAAGCAGAAAAGATTGTGTAGTATTTATATCTCCAGAAAGTTCAGATGTGGTTAATCAAACTGGATCTGAAGTTACAAATACAGTACTTAGAAGATCTGGACTACCAAGTTCAAGTTATGGTGTCATGGATGGAAACTATAAGTATATGCTTGATAGGTTTAATGGTGTGTACAGATATGTACCTTTGAATGGAGATATTGCTGGACTATGTGCATCATCAGATAACATTAATCCTTACATCTCACCTGCTGGATTTAATAGAGGTAATGTGAAAAACGTTACAAAACTTGCCTTTGATCCAACGAGAGCAAATAGAGATGATCTTTATGTAAAAGGTATAAATCCTGTCGTTTCTTTTCCTGGACAAGGCACAGTATTATTTGGAGATAAAACATTACTTGCAAAACCTTCCGCTTTTGATAGAATTAATGTGAGAAGACTTTTTATCATTCTTGAAAAAGCAATAGCAAATGCCGCTCAATTTTCATTATTTGAATTTAATGATGATTTTTCAAGAGCCCAATTTGTTTCACAAATCGAACCATTTTTAAGAGATGTGCAATCAAGAAGAGGTATACTAGATTTTAAGGTAGTATGTGATGCTACAAATAATCCTCCTGCCGTAGTAGATAGAAATGAGTTTAGGGGAGATATTTTTGTTAAACCTAGTAGATCTATTAATTTCATCAGCCTCAACTTTGTTGCAGTTGCTTCTGGTGTAGAATTTTCTGAAGTAATTAACGCAATATAGGAGATTTAAATGGCTTTTAATGTAACAGATTTTAAAAATGCTATGACGTATGATGGCGCACGACCTAATTTATTTAAAGTTGTTTTTGGTAGTTCAACATCATCTTCATTTTTTAAACCAGGAAATGATTTTGAAATGTTTTGTCGTGCAACATCAATTCCTGGCGCCACGATTGGTACTGTAGTTGTGCCTTATTTTGGTCGTGAAGTTAAGTTTGCAGGTAACAGAACTTTTGCAGATTGGACTGTAACTGTTATTAATGATGAAGATTATGCGGTGAGATCAGTTATGGAAAAATGGATGAACGGCATTAATTTACATACCAATAATAGAAGAACTGCCTTTGGATCAGTTGGAGCAAAAGGATATTATGCCACTGCAACTGTACATCAATTATCAAAGTCTAGAGCAGGTAATACTACTCGTTCTTATTCTTTTCAAAATTTATTCCCAATAGATCTAAGTGAAATTACTTTAGATTGGGGAGATAATGATTCTATACAGGAATTTACAATAACATTTGCGTATGATTTTTGGACCGCCAGTACAGGTACAGGTAATCCATCGTCATCTGATGCTATTGTTTAAATATTGATTTTCTGAATTTGTGGGTGAATAAATATAAAGAACTGTAAAAGTTTTTTATATCACCCGCAAAGGAACTTATTATGCCTATAGATTTGTTTGGCTTCACCATAGGTCGAAAACAAGAACCCACCAAAACATTACAAGCATTTGCTAAACCAGAATACGAGGACGGAGCATTACCTGTTTCATCAGGTGGTGTGTTCGGAACTTATCTGGATACAGATGCAACAATCAAAACAGAATTTGAGTTAGTTAATAGATATCGTGATATGGCTTTGCAAGCAGAAGTTGAAGCCGCCATTGATGATATTGTTAATGAAGCAATTGTAACATCACATGAAGTCCCGCCTGTTAGAATTAATCTCGATAATATAAATGTATCCGACAATATCAAAGAAAAAATAAAAATTGAATTCAGAGAAGTTGTACGACTTCTTGATTTTAATAAAAAAGGTGTTGATATATTCAAAAGATGGTACATAGATGGTAGGTGTTATTATCATGTTGTTATAGACGAACAACAACCGAAGAGAGGTATACAAGATCTCAAGGTATTAGATCCTCGAAAAATAAGAAAAGTTAGAGAGACAAAAAAGAAAGAAGGTGATACAAGAACAGTACCTTATGGTTCTCATCAAAAAGAAACCAGAGAATATTTTGTATATAATGAAAAAGGACTCTACAAGGGTCAAGGTCAAGGATATAGCACAACATTTGGACAAGCCGCCTCTGGTATTCGTATAGCAACTGATGCAATTGTATATACACATTCTGGCTTATTAAATGGTCAGAGATCTATGATCTTGTCATATCTTCATAAAGCAATTAAACCTCTAAATCAATTAAGAATGTTGGAAGATGCTCTTGTCATCTATCGTATTTCTAGGGCACCAGAAAGAAGAATTTTTTATATTGATGTAGGCAATCTACCAAAATTAAAAGCAGAACAATATCTAAGAGATTTAATGTCTAAGTATCGTAACAAGTTAGTTTATGATGCTAATACAGGTGAAATAAGAGATGACAGAAAGCATATGTCTATGCTTGAAGACTATTGGCTTCCTCGTAGAGAAGGTGGTAGAGGAACAGAAATATCAACTCTACCTGGTGGACAAAATCTTGGAGACATTGAAGATATACTTTATTTCCAGAAAAAACTTTATAAAGCATTAAACGTTCCTATCTCAAGATTAGAATCAGAGGCAAACTATACCATAGGTAGAGCAACAGAAATTTCTAGAGATGAAGTAAAGTTCACACGATTTGTAAATAAATTACAAACTGCATTTAGTGAGATGTTTAATGAATGTCTTGATAGACAACTTACACTTAAAGGAATCTTATCAAGAGAAGATTGGAAAAAATTAAAGGCGGATGTATATTATGTTTATGAAAATGATAGTCATTTTGCTGAAGTTAAAAATGCAGAACTTATGCAAGATAGAATGAATTTATTAAGGGATCTTTCAGACTATGCTGGTAAATATTATTCACATGATTTTATACGTAAACACGTATTGAGGCAAACTGATGATCAAATAAGAGAAATAGATGATGCAATTTCTTCTGAATTAGATGATCCAAGATATAATAGAGATGAAGAGGGGGGACAAGCAGGTGGTGGTATGCCAATGTATAATCAAACAGAACCTGACTCCGCAAAACAGCCAATTTTAGAAGATATAGATAAAAAGATAGAAGAGAAATTTGAGGTAGCAAAGAAAGACAAAGAATTGAAAGAAACAGTATCAGATGTTTTTAATTCTATTTTAGAAGAAGATGATGACGAACTTAAAGACACTCTCAATGATGTGTTTAACTCGGTACGGAAATAGTATAAGTGAGTAACGACAACGATAATGCAGAGAGCCTAGAATTACAAAAAGTTCTAGCCGCCTCTCTTGCATATACCCAAAAAGAGTTTCGTAGAGCAAAACGAGAATTAATCGAAGAATTTAAGGAAGTTCTTGATCCTGATACTGGTGAAAGAATAAGAGTTCTTGAGATTAAAGGTGCCAGAGGTCCAAAAGGTGAACGTGGTGAACGTGGAGAGACTGGACCTCAGGGTGCGAGAGGTGAAGCAGGACCTGCAGGCGTCGATGGTAAAATGGGTGTTCAAGGTCTTATGGGACCTCAGGGGGAAAAAGGAGACCCAGGTGAAAAAGGACCTCAAGGGGAGAGAGGTCTTCAGGGAGATAAAGCAGATGTTGCGCCATTAGAAGATGATATTAAAATCATCAAAGATACTCTTAAAAATGTTGGACAACAATCTGCAAGTACCGCTCAAAAAGTAAATGCTATTGGTTGGGGTGAATATCAAGGAGGTGGAGGTGGTGGTAAAGAATCTTTTGGCGAAAACATAGGTTCAGGTCCTGGTCAAGTATTTAGGCAAATGCGCCAAGATGGTGAAACTGCTTACATGCAATTTCGTTCAATTGAAGCCACAACAATTTTTTCCGTATCTCAAACTTCAGGTACGATTACGATTGGCCTAAACACTGATATAATTGAAGTAGATGAAAATAATAATGTTATTATAAAAAACAGTCTGAGAGTTAATAAAACTCAAAGTTTGACAATTGGAGAAGGAACGCAAAATGCAATTCTTGGTTTTGCTTCAACAACAGGTACTGATTTTACAATACGTGATACAGATGATAATCAATTATTATCAATACTTGAAAACAAAGAAATCACAGCCTCTTCTCTTGGTGATACCGGTCAAGTATTACGTGTTACTGCTGATGGTGAGCATTTAGAATTTGGTCAAGCATCAACTCCTCTTACAATAGATGAGTCAGGAGGATCAAGTAACTCTGTTACTAATGTTACATCAATTACTGTTACATCAGGTGATGGTCTTTCATTAGTACCTGGAGAAAATCCAGGAGAAGTCACTCTTAAATCTATCATACTTGAAGGTCAAACATCTGGTTCAGCAGGTTCAGCGGGATCCGCTGGAAGTGCTGGATCTTCAGGAACAACTGGTTCAGCAGGATCTTCAGGAACAACAGGTATATCTGGATCAGCAGGTTCAGCAGGAACAACAGGTTCAGCAGGTTCAGCAGGAACAACAGGTTCAGCAGGGTCCTCTGGAAGTGCAGGGTCCGCTGGAAGTGCAGGGTCAGCAGGGTCAGCGGGAACTACTGGTAGTGCAGGATCAGCAGGATCAGCAGGTTCGTCTGGATCATCTGGTGTTGATGGAGTGCCAGGAAGTTTTTTAGGTACTCATGGAATATCAGGTTCAGCAGGAAGTGCAGGATCAGCAGGAAGTGCAGGATCGTCAGGTACAACTGGATCTTCTGGAACATCTGGTGCAGATGGGGATTTTGGTGGTGTCACATTTAAATATCAATGGTCAACAAGCACAGTTGTTTCTGACCCAGGTCCTGGCAAACTTAAAGTAAATAATTCAGATTTTCCAAATGTAACAAAATTAAGTATTGACATAATTGATCAAGATAGTTCAGTAATAACTGATTTTCTTGCAACTATTGATGATTCAACAAGTACAATCAAAGGTCATTTCAAGATATCAAAAAGAGGTATACCTGGTGATTTTCTTTTATTTACGATAGATGATTTAACACAATATTCTGGTTATTTTGTAATAGATACAAGTCTTGTTTCAAATTCAATTTCCTCACTGACAAACAATACAAATCTTCTTATAACTTTTGCTCGAACAGGTGATGTTGGTATTAAAGGTTCTTCTGGTTCTTCTGGTTCAACTGGATCATCTGGTAGTTCAGGCACAACAGGTCTTACAGGTAGTTCAGGATCATCAGGTAGTGCAGGTCTTGATGGTTCTGCAGGTTCATCAGGTTCATCAGGAACAACAGGCACATCTGGCTCATCTGGTGAAGATGGTGCAGACGGTCAAGCCTATGGAACTTCTGGATCAGCAGGTTCGGCAGGGTCTACAGGAACTTCTGGTTCAGCAGGTTCAGCAGGTTCGTCAGGGTCAGCAGGTAGTGCTGGTAGTGCAGGGTCAGCAGGTACAACAGGTTCTTCAGGTTCAGCAGGGTCCGCTGGTAGTGCAGGTTCTTCAGGTTCAGCAGGGTCCGCTGGTAGTGCAGGGTCCGCTGGAAGTGCAGGGTCAGCAGGGTCCGCTGGAAGTGCAGGGTCCGCTGGAAGTGCAGGGTCAGCAG